ATGGATTGCGGCAAGGCGCGAGCGATTCGGAACTTCGTGGAATACGCCAACCGGCCCTTCACCGCTGAGACGGTCAGCGAGGAGACCGGCATCGACCTCAAGTACACCATCAAGATGCTGGTCTTCCTGCGCGAGACACAGGTGGTGCAAGCCGTCTCCAAGGAAGGCAAGTGGAACATCTACGTGAAGGACAACACCCCCGAGGACGAGAAGCCTCTCAATCGTTACGGTTACGACAAGGTGTTCATGCGACAGGTTATGATCGAAATCGTCAACGGGCGAATCAGCAGTCAGCGCGACCTGGCGGACAAGCTGAACTGCACGCACCACAAGATCGTCTATTACCTGCAGGCGATGGCGTCCGCCGGTGTCCTCGGTGTGCGCGACATGGAATACACCGTCACCGATTCGGGTAATCTGGGCGCTGTGGGCTACGAGGTCGATTCGCAGGTGTTTCGCAAACTCAAGAAGAAAGCCGTCGAAAGACCCGGCAGGGCTGTCTCGATATAAGGAGCAAACATGGTAAAGACGCAGAAGGTTCTCACCGACGAACACGGCAACGAATATCCCGCCAAGATTATCGACCCCGCCATCGTCAGACGCGACGCGGTGGTCAATCGGGTTCTGAAGAAGGCGCTCGCTTTGAACGAGCAGCTTACCCGCGACAAGGACAAGATGACCGCCGATATCGAGCGATATCTCGACCAGACCGCCGAACGCTACGGCGAGTCGTGGAAGGGCAACGCCGAACTGGTCAGCTTTGACGGCCGCTTCAAGGTCGAGGTGCGTTACCGCGAGCGCATCGAGTTCTCCGAAAAGCTCCAGATCGCCAAGCAGAAGATCGATGACTGCCTCAAACGCTGGTCGCAGAATAGCGACATCAACCTGCAGGCGGTTATCAAGGAAGCCTTTCAGGTAGATAAGAAGGGCCAGATAGCGAAGCACCGTATCCTCGGCTTGCGCCGCTACAACATCAAGGACGAACAGTGGCGGCAGGCGATGGAGCTGATCGACGAGGCCATCAAGGTCACCTCCACCCGCCAGTACATCGCCTTCTACCAGCGCGAGAACGCCTCGGACACCTTCAAGCTGGTGCAGTTGAATTTCAGCGCGATTTGACCGACTTCGCCCCGAAGAGTCGCCCGCGAACAGCGGGCTTTCTCTTTGGGCGTTTTCATTGGCAAACGTGGGCAGGCGTCTTTGACGGTGGAGAGACGGTGATACAGGATACCTGCGGAGAACAGATTATGGAAAGAGTATTCGACGACAAGAAATGCTACACGCCCAATCGCGTGGCGGAGATTCTCGCGGTCGATATCAGCACGGTCTATCGGCTGATTCGCGACTTTGACGACCCGCTACCCGCCTTTCGTCTCAAGACCAACGGGCAGCTACGGATACACGGGAACAGGGCGAACGACTATTTCGACCGGCACAGGGTCGATCCGCTGTGGGAATGATGACGGACAGGCAGGCTGCCTTCGCGCGCAAGCTGCGCAAGAGCATCGTGCTGTACGCGAAGAACGAGCTGCACCTAACGGTCGAGCAGCTCCACGAGCGCATGGACGAGATGGGCTACGGCTCCTCCCTGCGCGAGCTCAGCCTGCCTGCGCTGGTCAGATTGAATCTCGTCCTTCGGGGCAAACAGCCCAAGGTGTACGAGCGTCTCGATGCACAAGGCAAGCTAGTGTGGTCGCTGTACAAGCGTTCGAGCTGGAGCTACGAGCGGCTGTACGGCTTCATTGCCAGCAAGTTTTCCAAGTCCTCCATCACCTACCTCACCGAAGCGGAGAAGGGCGCGCTCATTGGCGTGCTGAAGTATTATGAACAGCAAAGAGTATCGGCATAAACGAGAGTCCGCCAAGCGGCTATACCTCAAGGGCGAGACCGACGTGGCCGCTCTGGCGCGGATGTTCGAAGTCGCCGACAAGACCGTCCGCAACTGGATTCGGTCGGGCGAGTGGGACGACGAATACGACGAGGTGCGCCATCTCGAGGAAGAGATCGACATCGCCGTCAAGCGTGCGTTGATCCGGGCATTGAAGGAATACGCGCAGTCACCGCAGGACACCGCGCTGCAGTCCCTCGTTTCGCTGCTACGCCAGTACAACAAGAACGCTGAGCCGACACGCGATTTCATCGAGCACATGAAGCGGTTCCTGGACTGGCAGATCGATTTCTACCACGCAAGAGGCGACGAGAACACGGCCAAGGCCATTCAACGCGAGATACTCGGCGACGACGGGCTCGTGGCCTACTTCATGTGCCGCGCCGGCCATGCCTAAACCGACTCAGAAAGACCTGCGGTTCTTCACGTCCGTCGCGGCGAAGACACCGTCGGTCAAACCCTTCCCCAATGACTCCCCGCAAGCTCGCACAGTACGCATCGAACGCGCCACCGGCACCGGCTGGACGGCGTTCTCCTTCTTCTGCCGCAGCTATTTCCCGCACATTTTCGAGCACCCCTTCTGCGACTGCCATCGCGAGATGTTCGAGGTAGTCGAAGCCGAGTCCGGCGTCACCGCCATCACGGGCTTTCGCGGATTGGGCAAGACTGTGCTCATGGGCGTGGTCTATCCGATCTGGCGGGTGATCAAGGGCGAGCGGTACGTGATCCACACGGCTGCCGACGTCGATCTGGCCGAGGAAAGGACGGCGTTCACCTTCAACGAGCTGACCAACAACAAGCGACTACTCGGTGACTTCGACGACCTGCGCCCCATCGACGCGACCGAGGACGACTTCTACCTGCGCAACCGCTGTCGCATCCGCGCGCGTGGCGTGAAGCAGTCCTTTCGCGGCTCCATCAATCCCCGCACCTCCACGCGCCCCGGCCTCATCGTCTGTGATGACATCGACAAAGAGGAGAACGTCGGCAACCAGACCATCGGCAGGCGGCGCATGGACAAGATCGTCCAAGAAATCGGCGGCGCGCTCGACCCGTCCGGCACGGGCAAAGTGATCTGGCTCGGCAATCTCGTGCATCCCAACTACGCGATCTGCCAGTTCATGGAGTCGATCGTCGAGGAGATCAAGTCCGACAACGACAGCTTCAACCCGGACGAGGTTCGTCACCTGTTCGCAGAGGGAAGGCGGCTCCTGCGCTTCTCTCTGGAAACCGATGACGGCCGCTCCGTGTGGGAGAAACAGTATCCCACCAACGAGCTACCGCTTCTGCGACGAAAGTTCGGTCACACGGGCTACCAGCGCGAGTTTCTCGGCGTGCCGGTGATTGAAGGCAATATGTTCAAGCACCATTGGTTCAAGCGATACGGACGCCTGCCCAAGCGCATGAAGCGTGTCTGGGTGTACGCCGATCCCGCGTGGGGCGAGAAAGGCTGCTACAAGGCGATCATCTCGATCGGCTACGACGGGATCAAGTTCTACGTGCTCCACTGCTGGGTGCGCCAGACCGAGAACAGCCGCTTCTTCGCGTTCTACTACGACGCCTGCGACGAGCTTTCCCGTCGCTACGGAGTCCGCTTCCGCGCCGCGATGGAGACCAACTACGGTCAGCACCGCATACTCGCGGACTTCGACCGCTGGTGCCGCGAGAACGGGCGCAATCCCATCTCTCACCGCATCCGGCGCGTCAACAACGACCGCAACAAGGCCCTACGCATCGAGCGCGTCGACACGGTCATCGAGACCGGCAAGGTGGTTTTCCCAGACGGGCAGGACACGCCCACCCTCATCAGTCAGTTTCTCACCTATCCGCAGGGCTACGTGGATGGCCCGGACGCCCTCGCAGGCTGCCTCGAACGCTTCCCCGAATACGACACCGGCCGCAACAGAACGCGCGTCAGGAGCTTCCGGTTTTAGTTAGCCAGGGAATACTCTTGACAGGGATGTCTGACACCTTAAACACTTACAGAAAAGGAGGCTACTATGATCAAGCTTCGAGCGAATTATGAACTCTTCAAAATACAGGTTGATTTTATTGAAAAATCACTTCTGGAAATATCCGAAATGTGCAGTAACCAGAAGAAGAATCTCACAAAGAAGAGTGAAGCAATGACAGATGAAGAAGTTGAGTTTCTGCTTGCAGATGAGCATTTCTTTTTTACATATGAGTTCCCTTACCAGAACAACAACATTTACCTTGTTTCCCTCTTTTCTTTCTTTGAAAACTATCTCATAAGCTTATGCGACTCTTTTTGTTCAATCAAAAACATAGACTCTTACTTCATAAAAAGTAGAGAGTCCGTATTCAATAGGCTGAAACAGTTTATGAATGATAATGGCATTGTTTTTGATTTTGCCACTAGTGAATGGTGCAGCATACGTAGTTACTATCGCATAAGGAACTGCATTGTACATGGTGGAGCTAAATGGAAGCATCTTGAAGAAAATGAACAATGTATTATAAGCAATAGCACAAACTATTTCATCGTGAAGCACCTTATGTCTGAAGACGAAGACGGTGATGTACAAAGGAAACCAATTCAGTTCTTCATCGATAATTTCCTCTGTATTGTCGATCTTTCCAAGAAGATGGTTAGTTTCGCTAAATCACTAAATGACGCATTTATTCAAACCATCTGAATTGATTCTGATTTGCACATGAGTTACTTCGACCGCGTCATGCTCGAGTATTATCGCGTACTCAACAATGCCTGGCAGCGCGAGGTGCGGGAGTCGGCGACGCAGGCCATCAAGGCTTTGTCCGACATCCCACGTCACGAGAGGCTCAATCGCACCCATATCGACGACGTTCTCGCCGTCATCGACTCCAACCTCGGTGAGGAATTTTCGTCCGCTGTGCGCTCTGAAACGAAGGCGTACATCCAGCGGTGCATGCTGCTCGGACTCAACGACGCGCAGAAGCAGGTTCCGCACAACACGCGCATCGGTCTGTACGGTGTGCGAGAGAAGCGGCTCGAGACTGTCATCACGCGCCAGAACCTGTTCTGGATCGGTGAACGCTACGGGACCGACATCTCGCAGAAGTTTCGCAGTACATTGACTGAAGCCGTCGCGTCCGGCTACACGAAGAAGATGCTACGGGAAAAGTTATCCGGGCAGTTCAAGGACTTGGGCGCGAAGTCGCAGCACTACTGGCAGGGCTTGGCGGAGCATACCGCGCTCAGGATTCGGGAGTTCGGCAGGCTGGAAGGGTATCGTAAGGCCGGAGCGAGATACTACCGGCTGGTGGTCGTGTTGGATGATCGCACGTCGGACATCTGCCGCGCACTCGCCGCGCAGAACAAGGTCTATCCGCTTTCCGACGCGCTCGAGGTGATGGAAGACCTGCTGGCCATCGATCCAAAACAGCACAGCCTCGAATCGGCGCGAGAACGCACGAAAGAGCTTGCTCCGTGGGTCAGCGACGAAATGATAGAACGAAACGCTAACGGCAAGCCTACCGGCGTCTCAGGAAGCCATACACCCTTCCCGCCGTTTCACTGGAAGTGCAGGACGGGGACGGAGGTGGTGGTTTAACTATTCCGCTTTCTTACACAAGCGGAACCCCCCATCGTATACACTGCCAGTTTGTGGCCAAGCAGCACGAAAAGCAACGCGGCAGTAGTACTCGATACCACTCCATCGTCCACCACGGTAGACATGAGAAACACCTGATTCTGGACCAGTTGGATTGTCTGTGGGCGAGCAGCTGTAGTAATCACTTTCAAACCAATCCCAGCACCATTCCCATACGTTTCCACTTTGATCGTGAGTCCCAACTCCATTTGCTTGCAACTGACCTACTTCGTGGCACTGGCTTGATGAGTTACCGCTATACCAAGCGACAGCGTCAATATTGCTGCTTCCAGAATAAAAATATTCTGGCGTATTTGTTGCTCCTCGGGCACTATATTCCCATTCCGCTTCCGTGGGTAAACGATAACCATTTGCGCCCCAATTACAAGCAACATCTGATCCATTAACAGCATAGCAAAGTGTAAGACCAGATTCAGATGATAGCCAGTTACAATACTCCACGGCACCATACCATGTCACATAGATCATAGGACAACTTGATGAGCTGTTATAGCTGCCTTCCAGATACACATACTCACCATTACTGAATGAAATTCCGCTGTTGCCATCAATTTGAGTCACACACTGATTGCCATTATACACACCCGAGACAGGCATTCCCACATCGTTCATGAAGAGAATATAGTCTAAAATTTTCACTTCATTTATTCCGATATAGAACGCATCGATATTCACTGTATGCACAGGCAATTCAATCGATTGACCACCACCTTGTGTATCCCCCATTTGGAATGTGCCGGCGGGGACGTAGACCATTCCCTCGGGTGCCGCCGGATTGTTGTTCACCGCACTCACACAGTAGTACTTCCAGTCAGTCGTTGGGATGGGCGCTGTCCATATCACACGTGCGCTCAATGTGGAAAAGTCGCCCTGGGTGGTTACAAGTGTTTGCTGCGGCATGTTGACATCATTTGATGCATATACTTTGTAGCTATCTGCGTCGCTCTCGTCCCAGCTCAGCACAACATCGTCACCGATAATATCGATGAGGACGTTCTCGGGGCTGTCTGGTGTAGCAATCACCTCAAGCACTTCAAGTGTTACCGGAACTGTGACTAACGGTTCATCAGGGTCATTGCTGGAGACGTAAATGTTCGTCGTGTAAAGCCCCTCCAGAAGACCTTCGCTGTTGAAGTTCACTGTAACGTTTTCGGTTTCCCCAGATGTAACGGTTCCCCCTGAGCTCCCAAGTGTCAGCCATGGCTCATCGGTGTTCGGTGTGATCAGAATGGACATGCTATCATGGAGATAAGCGGCGTTGAACACGATGGGCAAGCCATCGCTGCCGTCGGCGTTTTCGAGACCGACAGTACAGCTTGTGACCGTACCATCGAATTCCAGGTAGTTGAACCGGATGGAGCCATCGGCCGCCAATACTGTCTGCCAGGTCGCGTAGTTCGAGCTGCTGGAGTAGTATGCCCAGTTATCGTATTGGATGATGAACTGATCAGCTTCTTGCTGAACATACACAGTTCCCCCATTCGCGCCATTCATATCGTCCCAGAATGGAACAACGATGCCATTGGGTTCCGCTGAGGTTGGTATGTCCGTGTTAGTCCAAGCATTGAGATTCACTGTGTTTTCATTGAAACCAATGAACCCATTTGCATTGAGAAAAAGGCTATCCGAAGCTGACTCATAGAACGGGAACGAGAATCCAAGATCAAACGGCCCAGCATAACCTTCATCCTCGGCAGAGTAAGTGCCTGTCTGCACCCATCCTGTTACTTCAAAACCCGTCGTCGAGATATCGTTCCACTCGAACGCAGGCCCACCGGCTTCGTCGCTATCGATCCATGTGTAGCCCCAGTAGTCTGGGCCTCCCTGGCCACGAGAAGGTGATGAACCGCGTCGAGTATCGACATCACCCTTCTCAAGCTGGATGGATTGGCGAGTAGTGTTGTTCTGCCTTCTCTCAGCACCAGTTGTGAGCGTGTATGTCAGCTCGGAGTTGCCTGTATTGGCTATGTGGATCGACTGTTGAGCAGTTTCATTCGGTTGTAGCATCTCAGTGATAATCGATGGCGTTACAATCGCATTAGGCGATGGAGCTTCATTGTTGAAGATGTTCTGCATTTCTGTTTCCGTAAGGGCTCGATTATAGACTCTTAACTCATCGATACAACCATAGAAAGTATCATGCCCACCAGGAAAATTACAGCCGATGTAGCTGTTTTCCGTGTAACTGTATTGAATCGGTTGAGAGAAACTGTCTGAGGCGACAAGTTGACCATCAAGCCAAAGTTTTCTCTCTGAGCCGTTATAACTCCCAGCTATGAAATGATATTGATGATCTCCCAGAACGGTAGTACTGTAGGCATGTTCACAGTTAGTCCCGGGATAATTGATAAACGTGCGAAAAAAAGTGCCACCTGCTACAAGGGAGTAGCGATCATGTGAATAACCGTTTGAGAAAACACCACCACAAGGCATTCCCTGAGTATCTTCGCCTAGCCACTTCACCCAAGCAGCTATTGTGAATTGCTGAACATTGAGAACGGGATCAGAGTCAATCTCTACATATGAGCTAGCATAGTTGCCATCGCAGTAAATCGCTCGGTCAGCGTTACCTAATCTATCTTCACAGTAGCTGATTCCACCATGAATAGAACCATGATTGTTATTGCCACTTGAATCGTCTACATTTCCATTAAACTGGTAATAGGCAACTAAATCTGCCTGATTAGATTCAACAGCTTCAATCTTGAACCCGTAATGCACCGGCTCACTTGCTGCTGTATTTACTCTTGAGAATTGTAGGTAATATGTACCAGAAGGTAGATTGAGGATCGGGTAATCGGGATACCAACAGGATGATACCACTTGGTAGTCTTCATCTCGTATCTGGATCTGAGCGTTCTGGTCAGGAATGTGATCGATGAACCAATAGACTGAAACATCGCTTGCGCTTTCAAGTGTGAAACGGAACAGGTCTTTGTCTTCAAGCGTGTTCGTATCGGCGGGAGGCATGGTGAAGAAGGCTGTGTACCACTTCCAAGACGATAAAGCGTATGCCAGAAGAGTATCTTCAGGTTCATCCATGCCACGAAGGATTGCTTCCCAAGCTTTCATCTCGCCTTCAAAGCCAATACCAAGTATTTCGAGATTGATGTGAGGTCTATGGATAAGCAATGTGTCGCTTACACCTATTGGTGTTGGAATGTTGGATGAATTCCTCAGCCATTGTTTTTCAAGCAGTACTGTACCATCTCCGTCAATGTCATCAAGAATCAGTTCCAGCCAATCCAGAAGTGCGACTGAGGCAAACGTGTCTAAAAAATTTTCACCAAGCCAACAGTTAGATGTAATCCAAGTGTATTTTACTGAAGAAGGCAGCGGCATAAGCTGATTATATGTGTATTCATCATTTTCATTTAGACCAAGAATAAGATCATCTTCTTCTCCATTACAGTCCACATCATCATTGTCGTACGATACTCCAATATTGGCCTCATCTCCTCCACTTAGGTATACTCCATCAAAAATGGAGTTATTGTATCTCAAGTCTCTGACGGCTTCAGATGCTTCATCGGGAGCACTGATTCGAGAGGTTAAATCTATTACGGAAGCATTACTACCTAAATGTGGCGTTCCTATCGTAACAACTCTCGCCACACGATGACCATTAATCGTGTCTGATGGATGAACCCACCATCTGTGTTGATCACCTTCCATTCTTTGCAGATATTCACGGATTGCCAGGCCCCCCATTGAATGACCTACAAGTATAACTTTGTCAGCATCATTAGCTGTTAAAACAAATTGAATACACCGTTTCAAGGCATAACCTTGCTTGCATATGGCTGACTCGTTACTATCAGATTCATTTTCCCATAAATATATATCTGGAGTACCATTGTTATGATAATCGATTGTGAGTGAATCTACGCTCCAGAAATTCTCGAAGTTGATTGCATACAGTGAACCCGGAGCAAGTGTGTTGTATTCGTTAGCAAATACGAACTGGACATCATCATCGCTGCCCATATTGCCATTGAGAGTACTATCGGGCCCCGCAACGTTAGTCATGTCTTCATAAGCATTTAGGACTGCATGGAAAACATGTTCAGGTTCATCTGATTCTAAATCAAGGAAATCAGAACCAAAATAGTCATCTAGTGCAGATATCGTTTCTTCCCAACCGTCGTTACTGCTATTCAATCCATGCACGAAGATTATTGGATATGGGGATTCTCCAGCAAATAGGCTAATCGAAATAAAGATGAGGACTGCAATGATGATTGCTTTTTCCACGATTCCTCCAATGATTGCTTTTTAGTATTTATTATACGCAAATCCAATGCCATTGTGGCAATGGGATATACCTCTTTCTATAGTAAGACTTACAGCATTATATCTATTCAGTGTTGTTGCGGCTTTACCACAATCTATGGAAAAGCTGCGACAACAAGGTCAGACATTCGATCCATCTCCTAAGAAATCCTCTCGAATTATCTTCGCAATCTCATTGATCATATTGTCTGGCTCCTCAATGAGCTTCATAATCTCCTCAAGGTCTTTATTCGATAGGTAGTTGCGGTGAACAAGCACTTCTCGCACTTGATCTTCAAGCACAACGAATTCACGTTCTTCGGGGTCTCTGCTCTCGAAAAGAAATGAGTCAAACAGGTTTTTTAGTAATGGGCTAAATGCATCATGAAGCTCATGCATATTCATAATTATATCTTGAAGACCTTTCTCAAGTACAGGTTGGCAATCAACCTTTATCAGGGTATTACAATGGGCTAACTCATTCCGTAGGCTAACCGATTTCTTGAACTCGCGGATTTTTGGCTCATCTTCGATGATAAGTCGCATGAAGTGCATGATCTGAGACTCAGGAAGTTTATGGTAGTCAGCAGGTGAGTCTGCCCCGTTGAATAGCTTGATAACTTTCTCGTAATCATGGAGTTTGATAGCCAATTGAAAACGCTCATGATCGATGTGCTTGATTTTCCAGATCAGTGTATAGATATACCACATGAATACGAGATGAATCGCGAAGTAGGAGAACTGCCAGTTCTCGGATTCGTAATTGTCTTGAGCTGCCTTGAGCAAGAACTCTATGTATTCTTCCTCATTCGATTTGGAATAGCTTACAGGAAGGTAGTCAATAATCTCACTAATCAGTTCTTCCACCGAGCCCCCTACCCAAATCTCTCATCTTCGACTTCAGCGAGATAGATGACCCGCTCCTTCTTGTAAGGAACACGGATTTCGTACATCTTTCCCTCGTTTTCCACCTTGATGTTGAGAGCCAGTGGTGGAGGTCCGAAATCATCCGTATCGAGTAGCTCGATGGTCAATTGTTTGCCAGTCGTATCAATATCGATTTTGCCGGGTTCGTGCTGGAAGACCCATTGCGCGAATGACATGATCCTCTCCAGCAGTGCATCATCTTCTCCATACTCGAATGGATAGAACGGCAACATGGAGCCATCCACAAGATTGCAGTACACGCGAAGGATTTTCATACTACTCCTCCCACACCCGGTCGATGCGTTCTGATATCTGCTTTTCAAGGCGATCGATCTCGTTTCTTGCTTCTTCAATAGACTTCTGGTAGCCCTCTATCTCTTCTACTATCTCCCGTTGGACATCGAGCGGTGGGAGGGGGATGCTAATTGTCGCGAGTTGTTTTTTTGTAACACCTGAAATTGTTGTACCCTGACTCTTCTCTTTAAACTCGTCGACTCTACGGGCCATCATATGAAGCATGTATTGGGGATTGACGAGCTCTTGCTTTAGGATAAGGCCTTGTGAGTCTTGGCTAATGCAAAGATCTCTGTCCGTGATAAATAGTTTTCCCAAACCAACGCGAGTAACAACAATGATGTTGCCAGCAGGTACTATTTTTGTAGAGGATTGTCTTATTGCCTCATCAGTAACAAATCTTCGTGGAATAGCAGTATACATGTCTATGATATCTGCACTTGATATCCATGGGATATTTCCATTCCAGTATTCGCTATTCTTCGTCGAGGGTGTACCTCCGCTGAAAATGCGAGAACACAGCTCTTCTACGGTTTTGTGTGGCCATTTCCCCTCTTTCACCTCTTCTTTCACATAGCGGCTTGCGCTGAGGTTGTAGTCCTCAGCCGCAATCTCCTTACGAGTGGCGGTATGGGCAATATAATCTCGCCATACGAGGCAGTTCCCCTGTCCATCACTCAGCCGAGTACCCTTGTCATCCACCAGAATGTAGTTCGTTTCCCGCTCTCCTTCCGGCAGGAGCCTGTGGTGCTGCTTGAAGTGCTTGAGCGCTTTCTCCGCTTCCGGCAGGTCGTTGTCTTTGGTCGGCTTTCGCTGCGCGCCAAGGTCATAGCCGTCTGCGTCCACCTTCACGAAAAGGATTTCGTCTGTGCGTTTGGCGATTGCGCGGTCGAAGAAGAGGATCGAGGTCTTCACACCCGAGTAGGGATTGAACACGCCTGAAGGAAGTGACACCACCGCCCACAGGTAGCCTTCGTCCACCATCTTGCGCCGCAGCTCCTTGTAGGAGTTCTGGCTCTGGAAGATGATGCCCTCGGGGACAATTACACCGCCCTTGCCCGTGGGCGTCAGATGCTCCATGATGTAATCGACAAAGAGCACTTCGCTGCGCTTGGACTGGATAGAAAAGCGATTGTGAGGCTTGATGCCGCCTTTGGGACTCATGAACGGCGGATTGGCGAGAACACAACTGACATTGTCGTCCCACTTGTCTGTGGAGGTCAGCGTGTCGTACTCGTCGATATGCGGCTGCGTGATGCCGTGAAGGAACATGTTCACCAGACTCATGCGCACCATGTCACCGGAGATGTCATAGCCTTTCACGTTGTCATAGAGCTTCTTACGCTGATCGATATTGAGCAGGTCGCCGGTTACGTCTTTCGTGTTCGCGGCAATGATGTGCTTGATGGCCGAGATGAGGAATCCGGCGGTACCGCAGGCCGGGTCGAGTATGCTGTCGTCGATACTGGGATCAACCACCCGCACGATGAAATCGATGATGTGGCGCGGTGTGCGGAACTGCCCTGCATCGCCCTGCGAGCTCATGATGGACAGCAGGTATTCGTAGGCGTCACCGAGCCGCTCGGAATGGTCATACTCGAACTCGTTGATGACCTCGAGAAACATGTTGAGCGTTCGTGGGTCGCGGAAGGGCAGGAAGGCGTTCTTGAAGATGTTGCGGAACAGCTCGGGCAAGTTGGGATTGCGCGCCATGCGCTCGAGTCCCTCTGTATAGCGGTTCATCCGCTCCTGTCCAGAGAGGCGTGTATCAATGATGTTGTCCCACGAGAAATGCGCGTATTCCTCTATGAAGTAGGATGGTTTGCCGCCAATCTCGCGGGAAAGGTTGTCGGTGTCGTTCATGAACTTGTAGATGAGCGCCAGCGTAATCTGCTCGATCTGCGATTTCGGGTCCGGCACTTTGCCAACAAGGATTTGGCGGGCTGTATCGATACGACGTTTGGTTGTCTGGTCTAACATGTATTACCTCAATTCATGTATGGATTCAATGGAACGTAGTCCTTCACATAGCCGGGGATGACGTCACGCCAGCCGTTCAGGTCTTTCATGTCTTGCAAGGTGATCTTTTCATTGGTGGCAAGCTGCGCGTATTCCTTTGCATTGATGATGCTTCGGATTTGCTCATCAGTCACATACGCCTTGAAAAAGCGTTTAGCGACCGGCACATACTTGCTATCCGGATGATGAATGGCAAGGAACTTGTCGAATTCATCGTCGAGAGCTTCGTGCTTCGATTTCAGCCTTTTCACATGGCCGAAGATGTACTCGAGTATCTGCCGGAAGGGAAGTCGCCAGTCCATGCGCAGAGCTTTACGCAGCTTGTCGAGGTCGAGATAGTCTTCCGGTTTGTGGAATATCTCATTGATGATGTAGTCCTCCGCAGCGGTGAAGTCCTCTTCTTCCACCTTCTCCCGAATGAACTCGTCCTGCTTGACCTGCTCGGCAAATCGCTCGAACATTTTGCGGTCGATTTTCATTCCCTGCAAGCCGATGGGTGTCTCTTCAAGCGTGCTGATTTGATCAGGGTCTGTATGGTCGTAGGCGTCATCAGGCTTTGGCTGTGGGGGTGTTGGTGGATGTGGGCCTTCACCTTCACTAGTGGGAGGTAGGTCGATAACCTCATCGTAGTTGAACATCTCTTCGAAGTACTCGCAGTTGGCGAAGAAGTCGAACAGCAGGAAGTTCTCTTTAGGCACCGTGATTTCTTCCTGTGTCCCGCTTTCATATTTGGTGAATGCAAACATGTGTTTGCGGGTTCCACGCCCTTTGATCTGGATGAAGTCCGAAGGCGAAAAAATGGGACGCATGAGGACAAGGTTTAGGATATCGGTGCAGTCATATCCAGTAGTCATCATACCGACGGTAACGCAAACGCGCGTCTTAGAACTCTTGTAGCCTTCGAGGAAGCGAGTCTTACCGTTCAGGTTGTTGTTCCTGAAATTGATGGTCATGCGCTGCGAGTCCGGTATCCTCGATGTAACCTGTATCGCAAAATCGGAGTTGTACCTACCCGGGAACATCCTGTCAGCGATTTCATTCAGAAGCTTCGTGATTTTGGCTGCATGGTTTTGACTTACGCAGAACACGATGGACTTGCCAATCTCGCCGCTGACGGGGTCGCGTTGTGCTCTATCGAGGAACGCCTGGCAAAATACCCGATTCGATGGATCGGAGAAAAACTTCTTCTCAAAGTCCCGTTGACTGAAGAACTTCTCGACCATGTTCCCGTCTTCATCGGTAACCAGTGCGCTGTAGCCTTCGTCAGACAGCAGTTGCGTCGTGACGTCCGTTCGGGCGTCGATTACTACTGGATTGAGCAGGTAACCGTCTTTGACGCCATCGAGAAGAGTGTACTGGAATGTCGGATCGGAGCTTTCGCACCCAAATGTCTTGTACGTATCGAGGAGAATACGACGTTCGTAATTACGTGGGTCTTCTTCACGGACGCTGGCGACATCGAGATGTTTGAGGTAGTCTTTGGGTGTGGCTGTAAGCCCAAGCTTGTAGCCGCCGAAATACTCGAATAAAGCGCGAGCATTACCATTGATGCTTCGATGAGCTTCATCAGATATGATGAGGTCGTAGTCAGTGGGTGAGAACAGCTCCATGTATTTATTTGTTAGGCTTTGTACAGTTGAAACAACAACCTTCGCACGGTTCCAGTCATCGCGGTTTTCTTTGAAAACAACGGTGGTATAGTCGCTGCTCAAGTATTCGATAAAAGCCTTCTTGGCTTGGTCTTCCAGTTCGAGTCTGTCCACAAGAAACAATACACGAGAAGCATTGCCCGTTTTCATGAAGAGCTTGATAACAGCCGCAGCGGTGAGAGTTTTTCCTGTGCCAGTAGCCATCTCGAACAAGAAACGATCATTGCCTTGCTCCACAGCCTTCTGAATGCTGTGGACAGCGTTCAATTGGTAGTCACGAAGCAGTCGGTAGTTGTTCTTCTGTAGAAACGTAGAGCGCTTTGATTCGTCCAGCCAATCAGGATCTATTTCGTATTGCGAACACTGACTCTCAAGGATGTATGTGGCAGTGACTTTCTCAGAAACCAGCTTCGCAGGATCAGGTTTATATCGCTGAAGATGTTTGAAAGATTCAGGACTGGGAAATCGTGGGATAACGAATGGGTTTCCTTTTGCTAAATCCCAGAAGTAATGGATGTTGCCGTTGGATAATATGATGAATCTAACATCCAAGGATTGTGCATATCGTCTGGCTTGTTCTTTGCCATCGAGAGGATCTTTCTTATCTCGCTTGGCTTCAAGAACCACGAGCGGATTGTTTCTTTCATCAAGTAGCAAGTAATCTACGAATCCGCTCCTACTGTGCTCGAAATCTTCGCCAAGCTCATTAAGGTCTCGTTCGGAAATTTTGACGTTGAGTTCCAAACAGATGTTTGCTTTCTTACGGTTATCTGGGAAAAATCTCCATCCAGCCATTTCAAGGAGCTTGTTGATTTTAATCCGGGCGTTTGCTTCTTTTTCTTTCATATTGAAACTCTTCAAGAATGGAATTCGATTTGAATGGGTTGACTGTTGATTTCTGCCATGACTATATTACAGTGCTTCACGATACTATCGGCGCTTAGATTGGATTCCGTAAAAAGGCCATTAGCCAGTAGCATGGGTGAACGAAACATATCTGGAGATGATTCGACAATGTTCAACTTCCGATGCGCCTTCACCTGCAAGTCCAGATCTGGATTCATCTCGAACACATAGTTGAAAACCGCCAGTTTCACATCACGCCAAGATGAAACATCGAACCATTTATCGATGACAAAGACTCTTTTGGGTGACTTGAAGGTAAACTCACTCTTAGGTTGCTTATTCGCAGGCTTGCCCTTCTTGGCTTTCGGTGCTTCATCCTGTGGTTCGGTAATCGAGGTCGCAGGACTCCACAGCCGCTTGATCTCATCCAGACCGAGCTTGTGCCCACGCTCTGCAAGCACTTTCTGAACGCGCTCGTAGAGGTTCAATTCCGGATACTCCTCGGCGATGTCCTTTGCCTTCTCCTTGGCGCGTTCGATCTCCTGCGCCTTCTTCAGGTCGTTTAGCATCGTCTGGGCAACGGTAATCGCGTCCTTGGAGAAGCATTCCTTGGCCAGAATCCGCTGCAAGATGCTCACGATGTACTCGGTCGGATCATCGAGGAGGTCGAACCTGCAGAAGATGCGTTGGTTGAAGGTGCCCGTCGCGGAGGAGAGGTAGAACCGCCACCGGCGACCGTCCGTGAGAATGGTAATCGCGGCGGAGTTGTAGATGTTGTACTCCTGCAACTGCTCTTCGGACGCGACGATCTGTCCTTCGAGCTTCCCCACCGCCTTCACCTCGATGAACACGTCGGGCGTGCGGTCGTGATAGCTGGTGTGAAACAGCGCGACATCGACGCTGCCTTGCTTCTTCGGCAGTTTGATCGGGTACTCGGTGAAAAACTCGTCGGGGTTCCAGATATCCCAGCCTAACTCCAGGCATATCCGTGCGATAAGCGACAGCCGCACATTCTCCTCGTTGGTGTATGCGCCACGCTGAATGTACGATTTTACTCCTGTGATGGTATCTGTAAGGGTATGAGACATATAATTACCTCTCTGTATGCAAGAAAGGGAAGCGTTACAAAAAGCACAAGCAAAAAATTGTTTGATACGCAAATCTCCTGTGGCAACTCCCTGCAACCCAGTTTGTGTAAAATTGGTCGACTTCGTACAGTCGCCCTCATGAAACAGATTGATTTGATCGACTGGGACCGCATCCGGTTCTTCCGCAAGAGCGAGTTCGCTTGTCCGTGCTGCGGCGAGGTGAAGCTCGACGCCACGTTCATGCTGAAGCTGGATCTGGCGCGCGAGATTGCAGGCGTGCCGTTCGTTATCACGAGCGGTTACCGCTGTCCTTCGCACAACGCCGAGGTAGGCGGCGTGAAGCAGTCCGCGCACATGACCGGACTTGCCGCCGATATCGCCTGCCCGGACAGCGTAACTCGACTCAAGATACTGCGCGGCCTGATTGTGGCGGGATTCCGGCGCATCGGCATCGGCAAGAACTTCATCCACTGCGACGTCGACGTCAGCAAGCCAAACAACGTCTGGCTGTACGGGGATCGGTGATGGCCGCGCTGCCCGTTGCGACCGACAAGGCTCTCGCCGTCCTCAACCTCTCGAACGACCGTCGCATCACCGCAACGTTCGAAGAGCATGCGCCAGCCGTGATGTTGCTGTTGAAGCGGGTCTCGGACGCAGATGTGTGGGCCGACCTGCTTGCAGGCGAGGTCGACGACGACACCGCCGACAGCTACACCTTCGCTTACTGCTACCTGCTGCTGGCCGAGACGGTCGAGTTGCTCAACCTGAAGACGCTCGGCGAAGGCATCATCAAGACCACCGGCATCGACACGCAGCAGACCGAACTCTTGACCGGCAGCGAGGTGCAGGCGTTCCGCAAGCAAATGACCATCAAGGCACTGGAAACGATTGAAGATTTTCTCAACGCAGACGGCTACTCGCGGCTCAGAGAGCTGGCTCTCGGTACCTCCCGACTCCGCACCCGCACCAAGGCAAGCGTGATATGACCCCCACCGACAACTCCATCTACCGCGCCATCTTCGCGGCCATCGAGAGCCGTCTGCACCTTATCGGGAGCGTGATCGATGGGGAGGCGCGCCGACTGATTCTGGAGCGGGATATCAAGGCCGAGGGCGACTTCCTCGCCAACACCGGCTACGAGGTCGAGGTGGGAACCTCCTCAATTGACCTGATCGTCGGCTCCAACGTGCCGCACGAGCCGTTCGTGCTCGGGGGCAAAGCGCCGTCCTGGACACCGCTCGAACCGCTCAAGGCGTGGGTGGAGCGCAAGAATCTCTCGTGGGTGGACAAGAAGAGCGGCAAAGCGCTGTCGATAGAGCAGATGGCGTACATGATTCGGGCGAAGATCAAGCGCGAAGGCATCCCGGCGCGCAACATGTTCGCCGAGGTGATCAAGAACCGCGAGTCGTGGATCTTCCAGCAGCTCGACAGCATCGAGGTCGCGTTATGAGTTACGCCGAGACCCGCGAGCTGATCTGCAAGGCGTTGGACGCCTGCGGTATAGATGCGGAGAACATCCGTTTCCACAAAGACGATGTCCCGTCCGCATTCCCCGCCGCGATGGTGGTGTTGCAGGGCGAAAAGGGCGTCAACGGTACCTCGAAGCGGTTCACGAGCATCGAGCACGACATCGGCGTTTTTCTCATCGTAGACGTCAACGATACCGACGACCCGGACGCTGCTGTCCTCGCTCTCTCGGAGCGATTCCGCGAACAGTACAAAAAGCATCTCGGACGGGACATCCCGCAGGTCGAGTACTACGCCGCCAGAGCCGATTCGGGCCGCCGCGTCCGCATCGCAAAAGTGTTCACGGTGACGCCATGAGAGTGCGCAAGATCGGCGGTTTCAACGTCGGCTACAGCGACACCGACGAGCTGCTCCAGAAGCGGTACGGTGGCGTTGAACTGGACTTAAACAACTGTAAGTGGACTGGGTCTCGAAGGCTCACGAAAACGCAGGAGCAGCGGAAGATAGTCTCTTCGCCCTACTCGATGAGTAACCTGCTGCGACTCTTAGAGAAGGACGAGTACCACGCCGGATGCGTCGCCGCCAAGATGAACGCGACCGTGATGCAGGTCGAGGTATCGAACTCGAACCTCAAAAAGTGGCTGCTGGAGGCGCAGTATCCGGGCAGCGAGGACGTATCGTCAGTGCTGGCGGAGTTCCTCAAGTACTACCTGTCCTGCGGCAACGGTTTCCTGCTCAAGATGCGCAACACGAAAGGCCAGTGGGTCGGCCTCGAGCGGCTCCTGCCCACCGAGACCCAGATCGTCGAGAACTACGACGAGTTCGGGTTCTTCCGACCGGACTTCATCCAGGTCAAGAACGGCAAGAAGACCTTCTTCCCCGGCGCGGATGTCATCCATTTCAAGCAGACGACGCATAAGTCCAACGCGTGGGGCGTGGCGTGCCTGCCGGTTGCGATCAACGTCGAGATCCTCTCCGAGGTCAAAGTCTTCGACTACAACAACTTCAAGAACGGCCTGCTCGTAGACTACTTCATGATCGTCGAGGGCGGCAGCCTGCGCGACGACGTGGTCGAGAAGGGCGACTTCAACGGAGTCTCGATCTACGGTCGCGCCGACGACTACAACAGCACCAACGAGACGCTCAAGGCAATCCGCGACGAAATTGCGGGACTGCGCGACCTGCAGAAGTCGCTGAAGGACGCCGACCGCGAAGCGGAACTTGAATCCGCCATCGACGAGCTGGAGAGCAAGGTCTCAAGGCTTGAGAGCGGCATCGGCGACGGCGGTCTGCGAGAGGCCGTGAAGTCCATCGAGAAGAGCCTCGACAACATGTCGAGCACGATGAGCCGCGCCATTTCGAAGAGCATTCAGGGCGAACCCGACGCCGACGGCGGCGACCGCGAGGTGATCGTCAACGGCGAGAAGGTGCTCGTGAAAGCTGCCCACCGCGAGATCTACAAGGGTATCGCGGACGTCGATTCGGGCAAGGCGATGAGCATCCTGACGCCCAACAACACGAGCCTGTTCATCGACGAGGTCATCGGCAGCAAGCCGGGCGACACCCTCACCGATATCTCGGTGATTCCGCTCCTGAAGGACGAAAAGATCGACGTCGGTCTCATCGAAGACCTGATCTTCCACAACTCGCTGGATGGCACGCTGAGCGCGCAGGACGTGGCGACCGCCGATCTGTCCTGCCCGACAGGCATCCTGATGGCCGAGTTCACACTCGGACGCGACGTGGTCGAGTTCTACAAGGACAAATACGGCGAGGACGCCTTCGGTGCGTATGTCGAGCAGCATATCGCGCAAAAGACCGAGAAGGCCATGCGTCTGCTGCTGTTCCGTGGCGACAGAGCCTCCGCCACCGCCAAGCTGAAGGCGCTCAACGGCCTCATCAAGCTGGCGACCGACGGAACCGACATCACCGCCATCAGTCCCACCACCTACGACGAGTGGACGGAGCGCTTCGAGCAGGTGCTTCTCGGCTTCACGGACGAGATGCTCGAAGAGCAGGAAAGCTTCCGCATCTATGTGAGCCAGAAGGATCTGATCCGCATACGCACGGAACTCGGCAAGCGCGAGAGCAACGTCGGCGACAAGCTGCTCCTCGAAGGCGGCAAGGTCAGCTTCAGCGGCATCCCCGTGAAAGCCCGTCTCCTGCCCGACAACTATATCGTCTGCGGACTTACCAAGTTCATCATCATCGGCTACCGCACGGACGCCGAACTCAAGGTGGAGCACCACGGCGCGGACTGGAAGTATCACTGGTACATCCGAATTCGCCCCGGCATCACCTACGTCCCCGGCTTCGTGAAATTCTACCAACTCACCGACTAACCCCAAGGAGGACACCATGTGGAAATGGATATTGAAGCAAGCGATCAAGGCGTTGGCCGAACCCATCGTGGACGCCGTTATCAGCGCGCTGGAGGCCCTCGCCAAGCGTAGCGAGAACACCATCGACGACGCCTTCGTGGCCAAGTTCCGCGAGTTCAAGGAAGCCATCGTCGGCTTCATCCTCGCACACTGCGACACCATCGTGAAAAGCGCGTAGGGAGCGGCCATGCCCGTAGAAAAACCCACCCTACCCACCGGCATGAACTCCGGCGACCTCGCGAACCTGCTCAACCAGATCGGCGGCGTGGACGTGTACAACGTCCACGTCGCGGTCGGCGAGCTGACGACGAGCGAAATCACCGCGATGTTCGCGAGTCAGGCGTCGATGGAGACGGAGCTGAGCACGAACTTTGAGGAGCTCGGTGAACTGGCCGAGAAGCCGTTCAAGGTCGAGTCGAAGACCGACAAGCTCAAGACGCGCCACTACCAGATCGAGGGCAAGCGAACCAACGTCGTCACCGTCACCATCGTGGGCATCAACGAGGACAAGAAAAACTGGCTCGAGGAGCAGAGCGCGGGAATGGCGCAGATCACGCTCGTGGCCGTCTCGAAAGACAAGACGCAGGCGGTGCTCATCAACGGTTGCCGCTGGACGGTCGACTGGAGCGGCGAGGCCGACGGTCTGTACACACAAGAGGTGACAACCGAGTTCACCGGCAAGACCGGCGGCAAGGTCAGCTTCTTCAACAAGATACCCGCAACCGCAACGTAGGAGACAAGATGAACTGCACATGCGATCCTGAAATTCGCAAGAAGATCTCGGACGTGCACAAAGAGGTGTATGGCAACGGCGATTCGAGCCGTTCGATGGTCACCCGTATTGCGCGTCTGGAAACCAACCTCAAGCTGCTCACGAGCCTCACCGTCAGCCAGTTCTTTCTGCTGGTCGGCGTGGCCGTGAAAACCTTTCTGGGGGCGTGATGGACATCAGTTACGCGACCTTCCGAAAGGTGCTCTCGACGCTGCTGCGCAACGATCAACTCCGCGACGGACTTACCGACCTGCTCGCCGGTAACGAGCTGGAACTGAGCGAGGTCGGCTTCCTGGACTTGCTCGAAGCCTCGAATGTCGACATCGACATCCTGCGCATCCTCACCGGACGCGAGCCGGAGGACATCGGCCCCGAGCAGGCGGCGGAGGCGTTCACGGCTTTTTTCTCGGCTGTCAGAGGCAGTTGGCGCTCGTTTCGACCCTTGCTCGACGCTTTGGGCTGCACGGCGCAAGTCGAAGCGGGGACAGCATAGAGCGGCTCGAGATGGCCCTGCGCGGAGCTGGGTTCACGCAGGCGGACTTCGCTGAGCTGAGCCTGCCGGAACTCTACCTCCGCTACTGCCTCGCCATCGAAACAACAAGGAAACACAATGGATAGTCTGATTACATGGATCGGCGGCAAGAAGCTGCTGCGCAAGAAGATCGCCAGCCTTATTCCCGACGACATCACCGGCTACGTGGAGCCGTTCGGCGGCGCGGGTTGGGTGCTCTTCCACCGCGACCGCTGGGCCCGTCTGGAGGTGTACAACGACCTCGACTCGCGCCTCACCAACCTGTTCCTGCAGGTGAAGTTCCACCCCGACGCGCTCGTGAAGGAACTCGAGCTGATGCCAGCAAGCAGGAGTCTCTTCGACGCTCTCGTCGAACAGACCGGTCTCACGGAGCTGCAACGCGCTGCGCGGTTCCTCTACGTCATCACCCGTTCGTTCGGCGGTAAAGGCGAGCACTTCGGCAGGGCCTCCACCTCCGGACCCAGTAGCATGCAGGCCAAGCTGGAGCGCGTCCACGCCCTCAGTCAGCGGCTCGACAAGGTCACCATCGAGCGCCTGCCCTACGAGGAGCTGATTGCCTTCTACGACCGGCCCGGCGTGTTCTTCTACTGCGACCCGCCATACGTGCACGGCACGACCTATGCCAACGCGCGTCACTTCGATCACGAGCGGCTTCGGGACGTGCTGAAGGGCGTGAAAGGCCGCTGGCTGCTCAGTTACGACGACTGCCCCGAAGTGCGTGCGCTGTACGCCGGTCATACCATCATCCCGGTCAGTCGCGTGAAGGGCATCAACCGGATGCAGGGCGAGAGCATGTTTGCCGAAGTCATCATCGCAAACTACGAGGTGACAGATGAATAGCGTTATCGGCTGGGTGGGCGGCAAGCGACTGCTGCGCAAGGCGATCCTGCCGCTCATCCCCAAGCACGACACGTACTGCGAGCCGTTCGCGGGTGCGGCGTGGATCCTGTTCGCCAAGTCGCGCGACCACAAGGAATGGCAGGCCACGAAGGGGCAGAAGTACCGTGAAATCCTCAACGACATCAACGGCGAGTTGGTGAATTTCTGGCGGCATGTGAAGCATCATCCCGCCGCGCTGAAAGCCGAACTCGACCGGCATCTCGCCTCGCGGGAGCTGTTCCACGAGTTCCTCGATAGCGAGTCGCGCACCGACCTCGAACGCGCCGTGCGATTCTATTACGTGCTGGCATGCTCCTACGGTAGTCTCAGCAGCACCTTCGCCGTGCGCGGTCACCTGACCATGCTGCCGATTCGGCGCGTGGGCAAGCTCGAAGCCGCCAGCGAACGCCTGCGCGACGTCATCATCGAGCGGCTCGACTTCGAGGCCGTCATCCATAAGTACGACCGCCCAGCAACGTTCTTCTACATCGACCCGCCGTACTACGAACGCGAGATGCTCTACGAGCGCGACAAGGTGGCGGCGTTCGACCAGCACGAGGAGCTGGCCAAGCTACTGCGCGAGGTGCAGGGCAAGTGGCTCCTGAGCTACAACGACCACCCCGTTATCCGCGAGCTGTACAAGGGCTTCACAATCGACGTGGTGAACACGCGATACTCCGTGTCCGGTACCAACCGCGAAAGCTCCGAAATCCTCATCCGCAACTACTGATGGCGTCGATCAAGTTCCGCATCATCATCGAGAAGGGCGACGCGAAGGCGGCCGTTACCGACGTCGAGGCGCAGGTCGACGACCTGAAGCGGAAGGCGGAGGAGCCGAAGTCGCTGAAGCTCGACGCGCAGGCCGCGCTGGGCGTCATCCGCGACGTGATGCTGAACCTGTCCTCGCTCAAGTCCGTCATCGACGGCGTGGTGGGCAAGGCCAACGACATGCTCAACGCCTCGCTCAAACAGCGGCAGGCGGTCACGCTGGCCAACATCGCGTTCGGAGAGCAGTCCGAGGCGATGCAAGAGCTCGCGTCCGGCGTCCAGCGGCTCACCAACCACGGCGACGAGGAGCTGCTGCCCGTGATGGCCAAGCTTGCCCAGACCTACAAGCTCTCCACCTCCGAAATCCGCGAGCTGACGCCGGTGCTGGTCGATTTCGCCGACGCCAACGCCTCAACCGGCATGACGGTCGCCACCGCCTTCGACCTGATGGGCCGCGCCCTGAACGGCCACACCGAAACGCTGACGCGCTACGGCATCGAGCTGGACAGCGTGAAGCTCCAAGAAGAGGGCGCAATCTACCTCGTGGAGAAGCTCGCAAGCGACTACGGCGGCGTCTCGGAGGCTCTCGCCGACCTGCGCTTGCAGAACGCCAACGCCTGGGGTGACATCAAGGAGCAGATCGGCGACATGCTGAACGTGCTCATCGAGCCGCTGCTGAAGGGCATCCGCGACCTGTTCGAGTGGTACAACCAGCTTACGCCAGCCGTGAAGGGCTTCGTCACTGGACTGGTTGTCGCCATTCCCGTCATCGGCGCGGTCACCACCGCCATCACCGTGCTCACCACCGTCGTCATTGCCCTCAAAGCCGCCATTAATCCCATCGTGGGCGTCATCAGTCTGCTGGCCGCAGGAGCGACGGCTGCTGGCTTCGCGTTCGCGTCGTCCAGTTCAGCCACACGGAACGCAGAGGAGTCGCTGGAACGCTACAAGCGGCAGGCGGAGGAGGCGCGTCAGAAGCTGGACGACCTGATCGCGGGCATGACCAGCTTCAGCGAGCTTGTCTCCGAGAGCCGCAAGGAGGTGGACGAGCTTAGCTACGAGGACGCCAAGCGCGAGTTCGAGGCCATTTCGGACGCGATCGTCGCCGCGCGCGCCAGGTACGACGAGGCGATCAAGAGCAACACGACGCAGGACGAGGCGTGGCAGGCGTTCGAGGAGGAGCGCGAGCTGATGGCGCGTCAATCGGCATTGCGCAAGCGGCTGTTCGAGGACGACATACGCGCCATCGAGGAGTACCACGCGGGGAAGCTGCGCATCGAGCGGGAGCAGACCTACGAGGGTGTGCGGCTACTGCGTTACCGCATCGAGCAGGCCAAGGCCGCCTACGAGGAAATCCGCGAGGTCGATGCCGCGAACGTCGATGACAAACTCGCCGCCTATCAACGCTGGCAACAGCTCGAGAAGCAGCTCTCGGACGCCATCGAGGAAGAGACCAATCAGCGGTTGGAGGTGCAGCGGCAGTACTCGCTGCTGGCCATCGAGGATGTGCTGGAGCGCAAGATAGCCCAACTCGCCGCAGAGCGAGACACCGAGTTGAAACGCGCCGAGTCCCTGCAGGCTGGCGAGGAGACGCTGCAGAACATCCGCGCCTACTACGCCAACGAGGAGATGCGGTTACGCGAGGAACAGACCCGTCAGCAGGAGACCGAGGACGAGGAGAAACGCGCGCAGGCACGGCAGTATGAGCAGGAACTGGAAGCCGTCCGCGAGGAGTTCCTCTCGCGCGGTGACGACCTGGCCATGAAGTCCTACGAGAGCGAGCTTGCCGCCCTGGAAGCCTATTACGAGCGCAAGAAGACCAAGCTCTTGCAGGCAGGATTTACCGAGGAACAGATTACCGAGCAATCCGAAGCAGCCAAGCAGCGCATCCGCGAGAACTACCAACTCAAGGCGGCGCAGGGCTTTTCCGGCATGTTCGGCAACATCGCCAAGGCGGCGCAGGCCTTTGGCAAGAAGGGCTTTGCGGTGTGGAAGGCAATGGCCATGGCGCAAGCGATGGTCGATACCTACTCCTCGGCTGTGGCGGCGTTCAAGGCAATGGCAGGGCTGCCAGTCATCGGTCCCGCGCTGGGCGCGGCGGCGGCCGCAGCGGCGATTGCGGCTGGACTGGCCAACGTCCACACCATCAGCAAGCAGAAGTATCAGGAAGCGGCGCAGGGCGGGCTTCTCACGGGGCCGAGTCACGCTGGCGGAGGCATCCTCATCGAGGCCGAGGGCGACGAGTACATCACGCGCAAGCAGCGTGTGCGCGAGCTTGGCGCAAGGTTCTTCCACTTCCTCAACTACGCCCCGCTGGAGGCCGTCCGCAAGACCCTCGGCAACGTGCTCGTACCCGACATTCCCGTCCCCGCGACACCGTCGTTCGCGTTCTCTGGAGGCGGCACCGTGCCGTCGAGCAGCGTGCTTTCCACGCTCATCGAGCGCATGGACGACCTGATATCCGAGAACCGTCTACTTCGCCGCGAATTGCGCGACAAGGAGCTATCCGTCCACAACCACATCTCCGCCAACGGCGTGCTCTCGATGGCCGACCCGGTTATCGTCAGCGAGAAAGCCGAAGAGGGAACCCTCATCCGGAGCGACCTGTGAATCAGTTAATAGTTGGCAGTCAAAAGTTTACAGTTGCCGCTCCCTTTCCCCCTCAACTGTTAACTATTAACTGTAAACTGAAACGGTCGAGAGAGGCGTAAGTTATGTGGAGAATAGATTTTATCGACCGATTCTCTTACTCGGTGCAGCATGCGCTTTCGCTGGTCGATGGACTGGACAACATCCGCCTGAACGCCGACAAGATCGCCGGTACGAGCTACTTCGCCAAGGAGCCGCGCCGGGTCGAGTTCGAGTGCTTCAAGGACGACTGGCTCGACCAAAAAATCCTGTCCGGCGAGCACGAGTACGACCGCTACATCTCATACTACCTCGTGCGCCTCTACGAGGGCTCCACGCTGGTTTTCCACGGCGTCATCGACACCTCGTTCGTGAGCCACAACGCCAAGACCGACGTGGTCTCGTTCACCTGCTACGACTACCTGCGGCTCTTCGCCAAGTTCGACGACCAGACCATGCTCTACGCCCTGCACAGCGGCTATTCGGCGGACTACTGCTTCCGCTATCTGGCGCAGGGAATCGAAATCGCGCTGAGCAACGAAATCACCATCCCCTGCTCGTGGTACGGCTACACGCTGCTCCAGATCGCTGTCGAGGGGCTGCAAATCCTGCAACTCGACTGGCTGCGCATGGTGCGCAAGTTCCGCCAGTGGAACGGCTCGCTGACCTGCTACTGCGGCTTCCGCTACGCGCCGATGTTCAGCGGCGATTACGTCCCCGAGTTCCGCCTGCTCTTCTACTGCGAACACGTCCACGAGGGCAACATCCAGTGCAAGGTTTATGCCCGTAAGTTCCGCTTCTACAACGCGATCTGCTGGGTTGAGGACGGCGACGCCGAGATCGACGAGAAGTCCGAGATATTCAGCACCGGCGACTATGACGAGATGCTCGCGTGGCGCGACGAGCTGTGCGAGGAGTACGTCCCGTTCGAGCCGTGGTGTTCGGCGATGACATTCCACCACAACGGCAACACCTATAGCATAGGAATAGCGGACGCCGACCTCGACGACGCTACCGCCCCCGAGTACAAACACGTCGCCTATACCGGCAACACTGTGCCTGCGAACCTTTATCCGAAGGGCCTCTACGAGGGAGAGAACGAGCCGCTGGAGAAGCTGAAGGCCCTGAAAGCCGCGCTGCTCCTGCACAACCTGACCATCGTCTCCCTGCCCGGCGGTACGCTGCAGCTCGTGAACAAGGATGACGCCAGCAACACCGTCATCACCATCGACTCGGCCGACGTCATCGAGTTCAAGCGCAAGCGGCTCAACCGTTCCCGTCCCGACACCTCCGTCCTGGACTGTCTCGTCGGTGACACGACTAACCTGAAGCAGCTCATCGCCGACTACTACGAGACGTTGTTCTGCCAGACGTGGAGCCTCGAGGCGACTGTCGACAACCTCGCCAAGTACGATTTGTCGCTATTCGAAAAACTGCTCATCGATGGCGTGCAATACCGCATCACCGAGCTGCAACGCGACCCGAAGGCGGACGAGTACGTGCTCAAGGCGTGGGAGGTCTGATGCTGTGTTATGACGGGTTCCGCATCATCTCTATCGCGGGCGGCGCGTACTCCGGATTCGTGGTCGAGAGCGGCGTCATCGACTACCAGCCGCAGCGAAAGTATCGCGTCGAGAAGCAGTGCGCATTTGACCCCACCATCCTCATCCGCCGCGAGCCGTACGACGAGGACAGCATCGAGTGCGAAGCCTATCTACCAGCGACGCAGTACGACGAGCTGTACGCCATTCTGAGCGGCGCTGACCAGCTCTACATCGAGTTCGACGCAGGCTCGGGGACGATGCAGTTCCCGGTCATCATCGACAAGCTGCCCAAGCTCGAGGACGACGCGCGTTCGCACCGCAGCCGCATTAAATTCACGCTCACCAGCATCTACAAACAGCTTTCGCCCATCGACTTCGACAGCGTGTTCGGCTACGGCAACGGCTGGGGCGACTGCTACGGATTTTAGGAGGACGCATGCCCGAAACAACGAATTTCAGTCTCTACAAGCCGGTCGCCGGGGAGTCCGGATGGGCCGACGAGTTGAACGGCAACTTCGACACCATAGACGCCCTGCTGTACTCGCACCAGACCAGCATCGACGGGCATACCGGCACCGGCAGCAACAAGCACAACGCAGAGCAGATCCGCACCTCGGACGGCTCAGACGTTCAAGCGACGCTGGCGGGTAAGGCCAGCTTGCATCACTCGCATCAGGCCGAGGACATCATCCTGCCGGACAACAACGATATCGGGCATCACATCGACGATATCAACGACGCGATCCTCGCCTTGCAGAACGGCAAGGCGGACTCAGAACACGAACACGCTGAATACGCCCTGCAAACGGCTCTGGACACGGTCGAGAACACGCTCGACCTGCTTCTGCCCGACCTTGCTTCCGTGACGCTGAGCGTTGACGTCGTCAATCGCAGTGGCGGCATCCGCATCCTGTTCCACACGACGCCTGCGGTGCACTTCTCGCAGGCTGAAATCCTCGTCGAGAAAGACGGCGTGGAGGTGCATCACGAGACGGTTCTGAGCACGTCCGTGTTCATTGCGGGGAGCGAGCTGAGCGGCGTCGAGAACGGTAACGTGATCAACCTCTCCGTGACCCTCTACAGTGGCCTCAGCTCGAAGATCAAGAAGATCGACCACACCTACGCGACCACGACTTCACCGCTCGAGGAGCGAATCGAGACCATCGAGACGCAACTCACGCTCGGCAACATCATCGACGCCTTTGCGCAGGATGAGGACGCGCTGCAGGCTCTCGCCAACGTGCTGCACTCCTCGAACACTCTCGCGCAGAAGGTCTCGGAGTTGATGCAGACGTGAGCACGATTCGCCAGAACAGCGTGTGGGATTTGATCTATCGCAAGACGAAACCGACGGTCTCGACCGACCGCGATATCGCCTTCGTGAAGCCGATCTACTCCACGGTGGACGAGAAGGAAGACCTCGGTATTCACGACGAGAATCTCGTGCTGAGCGGTACGGATTTCCCGCCCGACGCGAAGCCGGGGCAGGTGTTCATCAAGAACGGAAAACCATACATATACAAGGAGGACGCATGACAACCCAAGAACTTTACCAGACCACCAAGCTGGAGCTGACCAAGGAATACGAGCGGCTCCAGCGGCTTATTCAAGAATCCCGCGAGAAGCTGCTGAAGACCGAAGGCGCATTGCTGCTGCTCGGTCGGCTCGAACGTGAAGCGAAGGAGGCCTGATGGCTGGCACATGGCACGAAATCCTCGACTCCGGGCAACTCGGCGTAGCCAACGGCATCGCACAGCTCGACGCTGACGGCAAGCTGACAACCGACCAGATTCCGCAGATCGAGCCGGGCAACATCACGGGCGTGCTCGAAGCAAGCCAGATACCCGACCTCGACGCCTCCAAGATCACCACCGGCATCTTCGGGACCGCGCTCATCCCCGATCTGGACGCAGCCAAAGTCGCTTCCGGCACCCTCGCCGCCGACCGCATCCCGACACTGGCGCAGAGCAAGGTATCCGGTCTGACCACGGCCCTTTCGGCCAAGGTCGAGACCCGCACCAAGATCAATGGACATGCTCTTGAAGGCGACATCAAGCTCGAAACCACCGACATCATCGCGGAAGTCACGGAGCTACCCGAAGAGGGCGTCATCGGTGAAATCGTCTCTTATCAGGGGACGCTGTACGTGTGGAAGGGCGCGAAGTAGAACCTCATCATCGCGGCCCGGGTCGAGAGACTCGGGCCTTTCTATTTGCCTTGTCTCATTTGTGATAGCTTCATTTATACCAGCATGTTCTCCTTAAGGAAAAACTGCCGTCACTGTATGTTTGGGCGTATTCTGCTGATGGATAGCAAAGTAGGTGGTTCGGTATGAATGCCGTTCTGTAATTGAAGCCTGTGCAACATATTGAAAACGGCTCTGAACGATGGAAAAACTGCAATCACTGGAAGTTTCGGTAATCCGTAGATATGGAAGGATATCACTGAGCGTTTTTACGAATGGAAAAAGTGACGTCACAATTTCCATCGGGCGGAATGGAAAGACTGCAATCACTGGAAGTTTTCGTAAGTCATTGAAAAATGAGCATAAGTTTCTGAAGCACTTGAATACGAAAAGTGCCAGCATGATTTCCTTGATGGAAAAACTGCCGTCACTGGAAGGAAAGATTGCAATCACTGGAAGTTTGGAAGAACGACCGCATGAATGTGATTGATGGTGCGAGAGATAAAGGCATTTCCTGTCGCTTCAACTTGTTGCACGATGGAAAACATGCTGTCACAAAGTGGAAAATGAAGGTGTCACTTTACATTCATAATGCCTCCCTATTCTCATTCAAATATGTGCTTTCGGGAACAGGAGATGTCAAGAAAGAATTAGCGGTAACTGGGCATTGGGGCGCGAGTAGGCTGACTGCCTCTAATAGAAGGTTGAGTGGAGGTTTGCAAGCACTGGCAGAATAGTGAATATCTGGACTTTCGTATTGAGAATAAAATGGTCGGGATGACTGGATTTGAACCAGCGGCCTTACGGTCCCGAACCGTACGCGCTACCGAGCTGCGCTACATCCCGACGTGACGAACACTATCCCGGGGCGCCGTTTTCCTGTCAAATGGTTTTTTTGCCGCCTGTACAGAGCGCTTATCATGTAGCTTAAAAATCTTGTTTACAAGCCGTACCCCCTTTCTCATGCTTGCCATCTGAACGGCTGGAAGGAATGTAAC